TGAAGCCGGTTATTTCGATCCCAATCGGGCACCCGGCGAAGGCTATCCGTTTGGAAAGCCATTACCGGGTCTCAGAGGCGCCATAAAAGACTTTGTTCCAAAGTCGATGGCTCACGCTGTTGGCAACAAAAGCAAAGGACTTGCCGGGAATCCCAAATACATTGCTGCTTGGAAAGCCGTCGGCAAAGAACTCAGAACCCTTAAAGATATCGAAACCTTTATCAGAGCGGTGAAGATGCCCAATGCAGAACCTGATGCNCCTCTTACTCCACATGCAAAAGACGCCCTTAAGAAACTGTTAATAAGTATGGACAACAATAAATTAAAAACCGTTCATTCTTTGAAGGACGTAGTTTCATTAATGGGTCCCGAGGGTCAGCGCCAAGGCCACGCAATAGGCTCCGATCGTGATCCTGGATATGTGAGAGAATAGATACTAAGNATGAATGGATTAGCAACNTAAAAGGAATAATATAATGAATTGGCTAAACTCACTTTGGAATAAGTTAGTGAACAAAACGTCTGTTTCTCCCACACTTGTTGTGGTTGAGGAAGAATGTTGCGGCGATTTATTTGCGCACATGTGTCGCGAAGCTGGTGTCAAGCAAAAAGACATAGATGGCACCAATGCGGTTGCTTTATTTGAAGAATGGTATACCGGGCCCTGCGATGAGGATAAGATCACATCAGCCATGGCAGATTTTAAAGATGCACACACCGCCGTTAAAGCTAAACTGCAGGGAAAAATATAAAGTGAAAGTCACAAAGCAACAACTTAAGCAGATCATCCGAGAAGAGATGGAGCAAATGAAGTTGCAGGACTTACAGCCAGAAGTCGACGCGTTATATGGTGTTGTACAAAAAGAGATCGATAAAGTTCCAGTAGAGGTAAGGGCGATTGTATTACAGGCGGTGGCAGCGAAGATGTCTGAACCACCCGAAGACCCTGCCGGCATGCAAGAAGTTTCGTCAGAAAAACAACGCCGATGGGCATGCGCACAAAAAGATAAATCAGCCGATGGAAGGGCCCCAGGCCTTTCAGCAGAAGAGGCAGATGAAATGTGCAAGTCTAAAGTTGAAGCAAAAATGATGTCGGATCGACCAGTTGGTAATCCCGAGTTTTCTCCCGGTCACCCCTTTGCATCAAAAATAGAAGAAGACGGCTGACCAGAGAAAGAGGAGTCCGGTCGGGCCCCACATTGGAGTGATAAATGATGGCAACAACAAAAGCATTCGTAGACACATGGCTAGCAAAGCTTACCTCACGCAAGCTGATGGTATGGGCCACGGCAACCGGCCTCACGTTTACCGGTCACGTCACCAGCGATGACTGGGTGATCATTTCAGCAATTTATATTGGTGGTCAAACGGTTATCGATGGTATTGCGCGCCTAAAAGGATATAATGATTAAGCAGAAGATATTAGAATTTGCTCTGAAGAATTGGAAAGCAATACTAATAGTGTTGCTTTTAGTCGTTATAGCCCTCAAGAATGGGCGCGACTATAAGCTCATGCAAACTGCATATGAAACTCAAATAGAGTCTCATGAGGCACAAATCGAAGGCTTAAAAGAAATACACAAGCGAGAGATAGAAGAGAAGCAATTGTTGATGGAAAACTTCTTAGAATCGATTGCAGCAATTGAAGAAGAGTATGAAAAAGCTCAAGAAGAACTCGAAGCACTTCGAGCGAAAAAGAATAACGAATACAAAAGAAAATTCAGACATGATAAGCAGGCGCTAATTAAAGATATAGAGACAAAGTTTGGTATTGAATATGTTCCTTAATCTTCTTTTGATGTTGAGTCTTTCGGCGAATGCAACCGAGCCTCCTAAGTTTACAATTTTAGAATACAAGGCACCCGCTCCATTTGCTGGTGTTCTCTTTGATGAGAGAGCCATGGCACAGATGCTATCCGATTATGATCTTGCGATGTATGCGTGCGATATAAAGACCGATTACCAACTGAGGATTCAAAAGGAAGAGTATGAGTTTAAGTTAGAAGATCTAAAAATAGAACATAAAGCCTTAACAGATGAGTACGATTTGTTTATAATGCAAAAGGATAAAGAAATCAACATACTTGTAGATTCACTAAAAAAAACTTCTCCCCGCCACAAATGGTTGTATTTTGCTGGTGGGATCCTCGTTGGTACTGCGGCCTCATATGGCGCATATAGGGCCCTAAAATGAATGAAAAGAATCTTGACCGCCTCGCCGCCACCGAAAAAGCAATTGCAGAAAAGTATGGGGAAGAGACTGTAGTCAATCCGCGCTCCAACTGGGATGAGAATAAAGAAAAAGAATATCTTGAACAAATGAAGAAATTCTATAAAAAAGTTAAAAGAAATGAAGAGTACCAAGAGAAAATCGAGATAAATGGCATAAAGGTATCAAAAAAACTACTTAATAGAGAATCTTTAAAATCTTGTCCTGTCTGCGGAAACTTCCCAAAAATATCGATGGATGATGTCTGTCTGATTAAATTTGAGTGTTGTAGCATCTGTTATGATACATATGTTTTCGGAAGAGAGGAAAGATGGATAAAAGGCTGGAGACCAAACTTAAAAGAGGATAAATGAATTATGGCAACAGTTTACGAAATCGTACAGGGCTTGACGCAGGCCGCCACAAACGCTTTTGACGGAGCGCTTGACGAAAATGGAGAACCGCTAAAGGCCGGCCTCCAGCGCGAGGATGGCGATCCAATTCTTGATAAGAGGGTATTGGATGGTTTTCGCGTTAAATTCTACGGAGACAAGATGTGTCTCATGTATCACTCAGAGGTACAGCTTAAAGAAGTTCACGAAAATGGCTTTGAGAATGAAATTGAGGGACGCATTGCAGAAATTTCCTCGTTTCTTAAAAAAGAATACCGTAAAATCACCGGTAACTCGGTCACGTTAACTCCAGAAGGTGAGGTCGACATTAATGTAGAATCCGTTTCTAGGGTTAGATCTTGGTTTGTTGCCAAGAAACATTATACTATTGGCGGCTTATCCGAAGAAATGGCGATTGACAACTCAGACAATAAAAATGCTATCGACTCCGACTGGAGAAAGTTTATGGACTTGGGCGGATGGAACGGGAAAGGTGGCGAGAGACCACAAAACGATACTCGGAAGAAGTAAAATGAATATTTCTCGTAGTAGACTTCGCCGCATTATCTCCGAAGAATATTTAAGTGAAGAGGGGATTCAACTTGAAGCCCTTGAACAGGACAAGTTTGAAGAGTTCATGGCATGGATTAACAAGAAAGGTCCCAAGCCAAAGTGGCTTGGCGACGATTATGGAACAAAAGGAAAGGGCACCCCGACGGCACCTATGGTCCCGGGAGCCGATATTGGTGCGCTAGAAACGCAACCCTTTCCATCTCCAGATGATACGCCAAGTGACGACGCTCCGGAGAGTGAATATTCCGGATTTCAAGATCGCTCAGGTCCATCCGACATGTCGGATGACGACATCATTGCATCCATCAGTCAAATGATACAGGGAAGAGATCCTGATCAAGTAGCCGAACTCTTTCAGTTAGTGTTCGCCAATCTCCCTGATGTGGAAATGAGTGACAACGAAGAAGATATGGAGACCCTTTACTCTCCCGGCGCCGAAGGGCGCCCAACAGTTGGATTTAAGGAAATCAAACAACTTATCCGAAAAGTTTTAGCAGAAGGGCACTATCACGATATGGGCGGTGAAGATGAGATGTATGATGCCCTTGATCCTCACGGATTTGATAGTATGTCAGATGCAGCATTGGTTGACATGATGCATAAAGAGGGCATGGAAGAAATGATTGTGTTAGACGGCGATGGTGATCTTGCTAATCGTGAAGAAGTCATAGTGGCCCTGAAAAATGTATGAGCTTTCAATTAGACAAGAAACAGCAAGTTAAAGAAATACTTAAATGCGGCAAAGATCCGGTTTATTTTCTTAAAACATACGCCCGTATATCTCACCCGATGCACGGGCAGATTCTTTTCGATACGTATGATTTTCAAGATACTCTTTTGCAAGATTTCAATGATTACCGCTTTAACGTTATTTTAAAAGCGCGCCAGTTGGGAATCTCTACTATCACTGCCGGCTATATTGTATGGTTGATGTTGTTTCATCGCGACAAATCAATCCTTGTTATGGCAACCAAGTTTGCCACCGCTGGAAACCTAGTTAAAAAGGTCAAGGGTATAATGCGCAACTTACCTGATTGGATCCGAATTGCCACGATCAGTGTTGATAACCGCACATCATTTGAACTCTCGAACGGCTCTACTATTAAAGCCGCTTCTACTTCCGGCGATGCTGGTCGTTCTGAAGCGCTGTCTCTTTTGGTTCTCGATGAGGCTGCTCATATTGAGGGCCTAGAAGAACTGTGGACCGGCCTCTATCCGACTCTGTCTACTGGCGGCCGCTGCATCGCATTGTCTACACCCAACGGTGTTGGTAACTGGTTTCATAAAATTTGTGCAGAGGCCGAATCTGGCGTCAACAACTTTAATCTAACCACCCTTCCGTGGGAGGTTCACCCCGATCGGGACGAAGAGTGGTATAAAAAAGAAACAAGGAATATGTCCAAACGACAGATTGCTCAAGAGTTAGAATGCAACTTCAACACCTCGGGAGAAACCGTCATTGATCCAGAGTGCATGGATTGGCTTCTTGCGAATGTGTGTGAACCCAAACACCGAACAGGATTCGACAGGAACTTCTGGATCTGGGAAGAGTTTGATCCAACTTGTAATTATTTAATGGTGGCTGATGTAGCTCGCGGCGATGGCGCCGATTATTCTACATTTCACATAATAAAGCTCGAAACACTTCAAGTTATTGGAGAGTATCAAGGAAAGCCATCACTCGATATGTATGCGGGCATGCTAAATCAGATAGGTCGAGAGTTTGGAAATGCGATGTTAGTTGTTGAAAATAACAATATTGGTTTTTCCGTGTTGACAAAATTAATCGACTATGATTACCCGAATGTATACCACTCAATTAAGTCAACTCACGAGTACATCGAGCAATATCAAGCAGAAAACATCAACTCAGCAGTGCCCGGGTTTACCACATCGATGAAAACTAGACCGCTTATCGTAGCGAAATTCGAGGAGTTTATCAGGAATAAACTAATTACCATATATTCAACTCGCACTATCAACGAGATGAAAACTTTTATTTGGAGGAATGGTAAGCCCCAAGCAATGAAAGGGTACCATGATGATCTTATTATGGCGCTCGCAATTGCATGTTGGGTTAGAGATACGGCGATTCAATCAAGTGCTAGAGACTTAAACTATCAAAAAGCCTTTGTTAACGCCATTATAACCAGTAAGACAACAATGAATTCACAAGTAAAAGGTCAGCATGGCTACAAAAAAGACAATATCTTTGATAAAATGAGTGAAGCAGAAAAAATGTACGAAGAATATAAATGGATAATAAAGTGAGAAAATAAATGGCCAATACACCTAGCAAGAATCCGAAGAACCAGCAGTCAACATTATTTAAATCGTTGACGAGATTGTTTTCGGGCCCGATTATTAACTATCGCTCCCAGTCAGGGCGACGGATCCGCCGCCAACATCTCGATAAATTTGCCAGCCGATTTAAATCAGCGTCAGGCCAGCAATTCAAGAAGGCTTTATATAATCCTTTAGACCAGATTGCAACAAATGCGATTCAGAACCAGCGACGCGCCGAAAGATATGTAGATTTTGACCAGATGGAGTACATGCCGGAGATTGCTTCGTCTCTTGATATTTATGCGGATGAAATGACAACCTATTCTGATCTTCGGCCCATGCTGAACATCAAGTGCCCCAATGAAGAGATAAAAGCGGTCTTGGCGATTCTATATGAAAACATTTTAAACGTTCAATATAACTTGTTTGGCTGGTCTCGCACGATGTCTAAATACGGAGACTTCTTTCTATATCTGGATATCGATGACAAGTATGGGATCCAGTCTGTTATTGCTCTTCCCTCCGCGGAGATCGAAAGGCTTGAGGGGCAGGACTCCACTAATCCAAACTACGTCCAGTACCAGTGGAACTCTGGAGGAATGACTTTTGAAAATTGGCAAATTGCACATTTCCGTATTTTGGGTAATGACAAGTATGCGCCATATGGCACATCTATTCTGGAGCCCGCCCGCCGCATCTGGCGCCAACTTACGCTGATGGAAGATGCCATGATGGCTTACCGCGTCGTTCGCTCTTCGGAGAGAAGAGTTTTTAAGATTGATGTTGGCGCCATCCCCCCGCAGGATGTCGAGCAGTATATGCAGAAGATTGTTACACAACTTAAGCGCAACTCGGTTGTCGACGCCGACACCGGCCGCGTCGATTTGCGCTATAACCCAATGAGCATCGAAGAAGACTATTTCATTCCTGTACGCGCTGGCTCTGTGACCGACATTCAGAACTTAGCCGGCGGAACGAATACAACCCAAATCGATGATGTTAAATATTTAAGAGATAAACTTTTTTCAGCACTTAAAGTTCCCCAGTCATATCTTACGATGGGTGAGGGTGCAACTGAAGATAAAACCACACTAGCCCAAAAAGACATCCGGTTCTCGCGAACTATCCAAAGATTACAACGAGTCGTTATAGCAGAGCTAGAAAAAATTGGTATCATTCATCTTTACACCCTTGGTTTCCGCGGCGACGATCTGTTGAGCTTTAAGCTTGCTCTAAACAATCCCTCAAAGATCGCCGAGCTACAAGAAATCGAACATTGGAAATCTAAATTTGATATTGCTGCATCCGCAACTGAAGGATTCTTTTCTCGACGTTGGGTTTCCGATAATATTTTTGGACTATCTCACGAAGAGTTTATCCGAAATCAACGAGAAATGTACTACGATCGTAAACATGACGCATCGCTTCAACAAGTTGCTGAAGCCGCCGCCGCGGCAGAAACCGGGGCCGCCCTCGGGGGCGACATGGGTGGTGACATGGATATGGGTGGTGACATGGATATGGGTGGTGATATGGATATGGGAGCAGAGGAGATGCCGGCCGGCGACGCTGATGTGGGGAGCGCCGATGAGTCGCCACTCTTGGCAATACCCCCGGGCTCCCGTAACGCGCCACGCCTTACGCCCGGCGCCAAAGGAAAAGTTTATCATCCCACCAAGACCGACAGTCGCCCTCAAGGTGCCCGCACACGCCACCTTAAGAGCATGGGATCTACGGAAATTACTCCCCGCACCACATTGCCCGGGCGCGACATGCTGAGCGCACTTGGCCGCGGCATCGTAGAAACCTCAGCAGGAAGTGGCTTTTATAGCGATTTAGAACCTACTTATTCTTTAGAAGAGCTAAGCCAAGAAGACCGTATTTTCGAAGTTAATCGATCTATTCGAGATTTGGTTAATGTTCTGGAAGAAAAAAACAACCTATTAACGGAGCAAAAAGATGAAGATTAAACACAATAAAAAGAGGAATACGGCGTTTGTTTTCGAATCTCTCATGAGAGAAGCAACAGCAGCAATATTGAAGGGAGATGGCGAAAGAAAAAATACCGTTCTTAAAATTGTAAAGAGACACTTCAAACCCAACAGCGAACTTAAAAAACATTTTCAGTGTTATAAATCATTGTATGAAAATCAAAAGATTGATCGCCACACAAGCGAAAAGATTTTAAGAGAAGCAAAAATCGCAATGCGATTAATCGATCCTAGCGGGCTCTTTAAGGAACAGAGTGACCTTATCGGGGACATCAATAAAGATCTATCGCCCGCAGTATTCGGCAACTTCGTACCCAATTACAAAACGCTAGCCACTATCGATCAGATTTTCTCAGACAAAACTTCTCCCAAGAACCGAGTAATGCTAGAGAATGTCATTGTTAATAATATGGTTAAAAGCCCAATATCCGAGAACAGCGACATTGTAGTAGATGAGCTGACCGTTAGGTTCTTCACCGACAAGTTTAATGAAAAATATAGCGGCACTCTCGCAGAAGAACAAAAGCAGCTTCTTTCTTACTATATCACATCATTTACTGACAATGCGGTAGGTTTAAAATCCTTTCTTAACGAAGAGGTTGCGCGTCTTAAGGGCACACTTGAAAGATCAACGAGCGATGATATATTTACTGTGGACGCAGAGATGACCAGAAAAGCCAATCAAATTGTAGAAAAGCTGGATAGCTTTAAAAAGACCGAAATAAACGATAATGTTTTGTTAACTGTATTAAAAACCCAAGAGTTGGTGAAGGAGTTAGATAATGGCAGTGATCATTAAAGTCGGCGCCAAGGCCAATGCTAAAAAAGTTAGACTCGAATTAGACCTAAGAAAATCTCTCAACGGCGACTTGATGATATTTGATCATGGAGATATCGATATCGTACTTTCGCCTGATAAAAATAAAGTAGTTGTATTTCCCAAGGAAACTATGAATGATTTAGTTTACGGAGCACAAAATAGATTAATGGCCCACCTAAGAAAAAAGGGTATTGTGATTCCCGAAAGCATCCAAGCCGGCGCCTTTTATGGGTCGATTGAGGGTACCCTTGAGCAGTCGACACTTGAAGAAGCCAGCTCGGCCAAACTGGCCCTTATTAACATTTCCAACTTTATTGATGAAGAGCGCCCCTACTTCGAGCACACAGAGGCCATCATTTCAATGACCGATGACGAACTTACTCATCCCGATAAAGCGGATTCTACAGAGCTTGGTGAGGTTCCTCAAGAAGTTGAGCAGGGTTCCATCCGCCGCGGCCAAGTGCGTGATCCATATTCTATTGGGTATATGTATACGGTTTAATGATGGAACTATTAACGTTTATTATATGCGCATACGGCCTGACGCAGATATTGGTATACAGCGACATGCCGCTGATGAAAAGATTGAGGCCCAAAAAAGAAAGTTTAAGCGGATATGGAAAAGTATTTCAGTGTCCCATGTGTATGGGATTCCACGTTGGGTGGTTTTTGATGATACTTTCTCCATTTACGGAACTATTTAACTTTGACGTTTCAGTGACTAACTTCTTTTTGTTAGGCTGTTTATCATCGGGAACCTCATATATTTTAAATATGGTCTTTGGAGACGAAGGAATAAAACATGAACACAAACATATGGATCAGTAAGTGGATGCTCCAACCAGTTCGACACTGCTGTAAGGGGAGTTAGTTATGAGCCAGAAGCTATTAAGAGAATATTATGCACTTTGTGATGGGGGCATCTGTCAGGACCTCTTGACCGAGGAAGAAAAACGGTATGTTTCCGACGGCGGCATGATCCTTTCTGGTATTATGCAGATGACAGAAACCCAAAATGGCAACGGCCGTGTATATCAGCACAAGACAATGCAAAGAGAAGTGCAAAACTATAAAAAGCTTGTTAAAGAAAATCGCGCTCTTGGTGAGTTAGATCATCCCGACGACTCTGTTATAAATCTCAGAAATGCTTCTCATATGGTCACGGAAATTTGGATGGAAGGCAAGAATGTGATGGGCAAGATCAAGGTTCTTGAAACTCCATCCGGCAAGATTTTAAAAGAATTAGTCAATGGCGGTGTCACTGTGGGGGTTTCATCCCGCGGAATGGGATCGGTCACAGAGGAAAAAGGACAAACAATCGTGGAAGACGACTTTCAATTGATTTGTTTTGATATGGTGTCGGAGCCATCAACCCCTGGAGCGTTTATGATGCAAGAAGCAAAAAAATACACCAATGAAGTATTCACGAAAGCCGATAGAATCAATCGTCTTTTGAATGAGGTGCTCCATGAAGAAGAGTGAGCTAAAGAAGGTCATAAAGCCTCTGGTGAAAGAGTGTATAAATGAGATTCTTCTAGAAGAGGGTCTTTTGTCTGGGATTGTTTCCGAAGTTGCGAAAGGAATTTCCCCTTCGCCGCTCGTGGAGACTGCTCGACCGAAACAAGACTCGATCGCCCAACAACCAAGTAAGAGAGAGGTGCAAGAGAAACGAAGGAAGATGATGGAGGCCGTGAATAAGGACGCCTACAACGGCGTAAATCTTTTCGAGGGGACTGAGCCTCTTCCTACAAAACAATCTGCACAAGGTAGCGTCGACATGGGAGATCCCCGCGATCCCGGAGTAGACATTAGTTCTATCATGGGCACCTCGACTAAAATTTGGCAGGCAATGAAATAGGAATAAAATGAAAAAAGCATCGCAAGTTATTATCAGCCCGAAACACCATCGGGAAAGTCCCGAAAGACTGATTAGAAGGTTTTTAAAAAAAGTAAAGAAAGAAAGAATCGTAGAGGAAGTAAGAGAAAGAAGGCGATATAAGAAGCCTTCTATTAAGAAGAGAGAGAAACAAGAACGCGCCCGGCGCGCCCGGTACCGCGAAGAACAAAAGAGAATACGCGCACAACAAAGGCGCACTAGAAAAAATAAGTGACTATTTATATTGTAAATCAAATTTTTAAGGAGTTTTAGAATGGGAAGTTGGAATTTAGAGCCGGGCTTAAATAACGTCGGCTCCTATCAAGTTAGCGGTCAGCCCTATGCCACAGGAAGCATCAACAACAAGCTTGGCTCTAGAGAAGGCGGCTATGAAGTGGTCTTTCCGTATGTTACTAGATGGTTTAAAGTCATCAACAAAGATGCAACAAACCCTTGCAGAGTGGGCTTCTCGGTATCAGGTGTCACCGGATCTTTCAATTACTTCACCGTAGGTAAGGCATCGGCCGCAGATGTCTATTCCGATTCGGGTACCCTAGAGTTAAAGGTTTCCGCTGTTTGGGTCTCAGGCTCAACGGATGTGGACATCATCGCCGGCATGACGGGTATTCCTGCCATCCGCGTCAGCACGGGCACGCCCCCGGGAGCCGGTCCAAACTGGTCAGGTTCTGCAGGAGTAGGATAGGCCCATGGCTAACTTTGGCTGGGCATATGTAGATTGCGCCGATACGACCGCAGACGGCCAGGCAGCCGGCCCCACTGGATCGGTACAGTTTCTCACTGGGGCGAACGCCACCAGTGGCTCAGCCCACCTGCTTTATCATACAACTTCTGTTGGGGAACATCTGCCGAACACATTGGTGCTTTCGGGAAACATGGTTATCACCGGTACTTTGAGTGCCAGTGTTATCAACTATGAAGATATAGCGGTCATAGATGCAACAGGTTCAACATTTTTTGGAAACTCGAACGACGACATCCACTCCAGAACAGGTAGCTTGGAAATATGGGCCGGCACAACCGCTATACTGACGGCCAGTGCCATTAGCCAACAAACGTTTGTTAGAGGCTTTGGCACAAACTATACAAATGTGACGAGTAGTCACCATACAGCATCTACTAGCGAACATCTTCTGGGTGTTACAGCGACAAAGACTCCCCCCGCTAATATCTTTATTACAATCCCCAGTCCCGCAGCCTTTTCTGCAGGCTCCATACTGGTTGTCAAAGATGAAGTGACCACTCCACGCGGGCTTTCTAATATTACATTAACTCGTTCGGTTACAGACACATATACTATTGACGGAGATGCCTCATACGTTTTGACCGGCACAATGCCGGCAATTAGTTTATATTCAAACGGCAGTAACTGGTTCGTCTTCTAGTTAACTAAGAGGACAACTGTATGGCATATAATAATCTTACAGGCACAGTGCTGCAGCCCGACTATTTGGTCCCCCGGGTCAATGCGGCTGGAAACATTGTCACACCCTATGTATCGGGCAACCTCAGCTATTCAGATGCAGCAGACGTTATTAATGTGCCGCGTGTCTCCAATGCGACGAACAATGCTCTCCTCACAAATGTGGCCGGAGATGCTAATACGCTTACCTGTGAAAGCAATTTAACATTTGACGGCACCACGCTAGACATCACAGGAGAACTCTCAGCTTCCAGCATAATTGTTGCTGCAAGTTCGATTTCCTCCTCCGGAGATGCGGCTGTGTCCGGCAACATCCATGCCACCGCTTATTACGGTGATGGCAGCAACTTGACGGGCATCTCAGCCGGCAACGTTTCGGGCTCGGCGCGAGTGTACAGTGTAACGGGCCTCGAAACTTCAGGATACCTTAAGGTGACGGGCTCCCTTACTCTTGCCGGCGCTGTCTCTAGTTCTAATGGAGTCGCCACCGTAGGCTCCATATCGTCTTCCGGCGATTTGGCGGTAACTGGCAATGTCCATGCGACAACTTACTATGGGGATGGCAGCAACTTGACCGGGATCGCCGCCGGAAGTGTCTCGGGATCTGCCCGGGTGTATAGTTCTACAGGGCTGGAAACCTCCGGCTACTTGAAGGTGACCGGATCCACTATCTTGGCCGGCAATATGGAAGTGACCGGCCACATTGTTCCCGGCGCCGCCGACACGTATGATCTTGGGTCCGCCGCAAGCCCGTGGCGTAACCTTTATGTTTCAAGCAGTACAATTTATTTCGGCAGTGACGAATTAAGTGTGGCGGACGATAACCTCAAGTTTGGTTCTGGAAGCACCACCAAGGGCTTTGATGTGGGCTTTATGAATTTTAAGAACAATGGCATCTTTATGGAACAGGGGCGCCTCTTTAAACTGGGAGCCTACCAGATTCAACTCTTTGGAGGGGTGGGCTTTGTTAGGCGTGTTGTAGCGGCCAACTACACTCTTAATGATCGAGACTATCTGGTGGGGATTCAGTCGGACAGTCTCAGCAATTCTATTACTCTGACGTTGCCCAGTGCCGACGGATTACTCAATGGCCAGACATTTGTAATTAAAGACGAGGGAGGGGCTGTTAACACTCACCCTGTCACTGTTAGTTGCGCAGGAAGCGATACAGTGGATGGTCAAAATGAGGTTGTTTTGGAGTCTCCCTATTCATCTCTCCAGCTTTATTGCAATGGTTCGAATAAATTCTTTATTACTTAAAAATTTAAAGGCTTGAACGTTCTACTTATAAACGACGCATGGCTTGCCGTGTGTCGAATTTGGACAGGTTCGCCTGTTCACTTTCACCATAAACAAAAACTATAATATGGAGGGTTTTTAAACATGGCTTATAAATTTCAATTAGGTACCGCTGTAATGAGTGGTGCCCTTGCTCAACAAGGAGAGTTTCAGGTCCAATCGGACATCAATGAAGCGACTCTTTACACAATTGAGCGCACTGCCGGTAACGTTTCAGGTTCCGGTACGCTTTATAGCGCCGGCGCTGCTAGCTTCAGCGCTGCTGTTGCTTCTTCCGGCTCTATCACTGCTGGGACTTCTTTCATCATCGGTTCCGCTGATCTCAACGAAGCTGACATGGAGAAGCTCGATGGTATCACTAACGGTACTGCCGCTGCCAGCAAGGCAATGGTAACCGATGCCAGCAACAACATCGCCAGTCTTGGCACTCTTGGCTGCGGTCAAATTAC